GTGCGTTAGTCATTAATTCTTCTGATATTTGTAAATCTGTTATTGCCATAGTTGCCTTATTTTAAAGAGTTTCTCATACTACTTGACTTTTCCTATTAAATCAAGAGGAGGCATAATAACTGTTACATCTCTTTGTACGTCTTCTTCGGGAATATTTGCAGCTTTTAAAGCTTCTTCAGTCTCGTATATTTCTCCTGTTTTCTTGTTTTTAATTGTAGTTATTATTTTATCTGGTTTTAGTTCAATCATTATGTTGTTACCTCTTTCTTAATGTTTAGATAGCTGACACCAAATGTAAAAGCGTCTGCGCTACCTGCTTTAATTGTAAGGGTTTTTCCACCCTCAACTATCAACGGTTGGGTTAATAATTCTTTACTTTGATTGGCTACCAATGCTGCTGATTGTATAACAACAATACCATCATTTGTTACTGTAGGTGTAGGAGTTCCTGCGGATTTAACTAAAATTGATTTAATAAGATACGTTTCACTTACTAAAGGATTGCCACTACCAAAAGGATTTTTTTCTGTGTTATCCGTATTAGCATTTAATCCTGCAAATTTATATTGGTTTACTACTGCCATTAATCTAAAAAGAAACTTCTAGCTTCTATCTCCTGTTTTAGTTCTTGTTGAAAAGATGTATTTAATTTTTCTATTACAGCGTCTAAATCTCTAATTAAAGATTGAGCTACATCTTCTTCGTATTCTGCACTTGCTCTAGTTAGTGTTTGTACTATCTTTGCCATTATAAACTTACAATGCCTCCATATCTGTATCCAAGAGGATTTCCTACATTTGTAGGAGAACCTGTAGAAGTTCCGCCACCACCATTGCCAGAAACATCTTTCATGTTAGGTCTTGAAAAAGTTCCTAAACCAGATTTTGTTTTAGCGGCATCTCTTACGTCTGCTCTGTAATCAAATAATTCTTTCTTTTCTTTTTTAGCTCGTTCATAATTTCTTTCACTAATAGGTTTTCCTTTTTTAAGTCTGTTTTCAAAGTAACTTATTTTTTTATCTAAAGCTTTTTGATAGTTGTTTGTTCCTGCAATAGACATAACATTTTGACCAGCTAATACTGAGCCTGGTCCATATACCATTAAACCAGTATTGGGGTTTCTACCTATCATTTCTTCTCTTCCAGATAAATAACCTATTTGCCCGCTAAGATTAGGACTGTAGTTTCTTGCGTTTGGATTTAATGGATTAAATTTATTACTTAAAAATGCAGCACCACCAGCTAGCGCTAAAGGTCCCATAGGCACACTGCCAAGTAAAGATCTTACTCCTAAATTTACAGCTCCTCTTTTAAATACGTTTCCTAAATTAGCAGGATTTAAAGCTGCCGCTATTCCACCACCTGTATAAATATCAATTGGATCAGTTTGTGGAGGAGTTATTCCTAATTGTTCATAAGCTATTTCTATAGCTTTATTTATTCCATATGTTCTAGCAAGAGGAGCGGCTATTGCCATTACTATATCCATCATTATCTTCTTCCTCCAGCATGTATGTCTAATCTAAATGTTCCTAGTTTCCAACTAGTATCTACAGCAGTGTTTTTTATTGTAAGAGCTACAGCTCTGGCTCTGGCTCGTGTATCTACTTTTGTTGTAGCTGACGTAATAGTAAATGGACCTAGTGATGAACTAGCTGACGTATTGTTGGGATAGTTTCTTAAATCTAATTGTACAATTGTATTACCTTGTTGTGCAATAAAGTCAGGTATAATTCTACTAACTCTCATAATATTTTCACCATCACCTCTAAGGTCACCTAAATTAGTTGCAGCTCCTCTAACAACTTTTTGTGTAATATCATAATCTCCAGAAGTAATATCCGCAGGTATTGCTGTTGTAACAGCTCCCGCTTCTAATTGATTTACTCCTGTTTCATGTTCAAAATATATAGTTGTGCCATCAGTATTACCTGTAACGTCAAATGAATCATCATCATCGGCATCATAAGCAGTTGCATGTGGTAAACCAAAAACAGCAGAGTCTTCCCACGTACTTCTTGCAAAAAGACTACTATCGTTTGTAAACCATATTGGACGTTTAGACGTAGAATCTAAATAACTATAAAAAACAGCTCTATTATTTACATTAGATGTATTCGTTGGATAATACCAAATTACCTCTCCAAATAAATTATTTATTCCTGCATAAATTAATTGATTAGATGTAGTATTTAAGTCATCATAAACATAGTCTTCTACTAAACAATCCATAGATTCTAGTTTACCAGTGTACCTAAAAAAACCATTGTCAGACATCCAATACGCAGCACCATCAACTTCTACGGCTGCATTCATTCCTATTAACCCACAGTTGGTACCAACTTGTTCAAATGCAAAAACAAAATCTCCACCTACAAAACGCATCGTAAATAACGCTGTGTCTGTCCAAACATATATTGCATTTCTACCAAGTTTAGCTCCAATGATCCGTGATCCGTCGGCCAGTCTTTGTGTACCAGCAGAATTGGTTGCCGTGGGTGTATAATCATTTATATCTTCCTGTGAAGAAAATCTAATAAACATATCGTCTTGAGTTGTTGTATCTCCAATAGTTTGTTCTGTTCCAAAAAAAACTAGGTGACGATCTGGAGTAGATACTAACATATCTCTAGATGCCGTTGGTGCACCTGTTATGATAGACGCTCGTGTTGCTGTTGCGTTTGCCGCATCAGCGTCCCATTGAAATGCAGATCCACCTACTATTAATGCTATAAGTTTACTGCCTAAATTATCTAAAGCCCATAAACCAGGATCTGTAACTTTATCTGTGTTAGCTGCTGGAGATCCCCAACCAGTCCAACTAGATGTGTTAGTTACAGTTGCACCATTCGAATGTGTTGTGGCTGTAGTTCCTCTTGCAGCTCTACCAATACCAGTTAATTTTAAACCTGAAATTCCTGTATAAGATATTTCTTCAGTGCCTATTTGAACAAAGTTTGTACCTGATGTTGGAAATCCTGTAACACTAGTTAAAGTTATTTCAGTTGATGAACTATTATTACCACCAGTTGTACCAGTAATTGCTCCATCCAAAGTAGTTGTAGCCACACCTAAAACAGATCCACTCCATAAAGATATACCCCATCCAAAAGCTCCTAGTTGTTCTGCTGGTCCAACGTGGTAATATTGAAAATAAGTTATACCTCCAGATGTTGTAGCACCTGATCCCGTTTCAACACTAGGCATTGTGATAGTTATAGTTGTGCTTGTTGGCGCAGATGTAACCATAAATTTTTTATCAGCAAAATCTGCAGCACCAAAATTAGAATTTGTAATAGCTGAAAAAGTAGAAGCGTCTCCAAATAATATTATGTCTCCAGCCACAAAACCATGCGAACCAGAAAAAGTAATAGTAACAATTGTTGAATTATTGGTAGTACTAAAAGCATTAGTAATTGCTGTGCCTGATGGATTAGTTAAAGGATGTATATCGTAAAAAACACCTCCTGAATAAGCGTATAAAATTCTATTGGTTCCTATGGCTGCAAATTTTGTAGACGCTGAATTAACAAAATGATGTAAACCTCTTGCAACACCTGTAAGTTTTGATTCACCTAATTGATTCCAACCACCTATTTTTTCTGGTGTGCCATATCTAAAACGTACATTTTGACCACCTGTCCATTGAGACTCAGCACCTGTAGCCGTAACTTGTTTATTAAATCCTGGTAAAAAACCTAATTTTTGTAACATAAAAATACCTGTTTATAAGGTTTATATCAGATCTGTATGAAATTCAAATGCTTAAAGTAAGGGGAGGGTGTTTGGTGGTGTCTCCCCCTACAAGCTTATATCCTATATTATTTCTTAGGTAAAGTAAAGCCCTTATACCAAGTAGGTACTCCTAAAAAAGGACGTTTATCAAATTCGTTTTCTTTAGCCATTTTAGATCCTTTTTTATTATAGTGTAAAAAAACTTGACCACAATCTGTTCCTGTAAATTCTTCTCTCCAATGTTCAAGATCACATCCAGAATATATTAACATATCTCCAGGATCTAATTCTATTTTAATACCAGCTTGTCCTTTTTTTCCTGTAGGATCAACATATATGGGCCAAGGATCCCCTCCTAGGTTTAACGTAGTAGATATTTCGCAACTAAATCTATCTTTGTGTCTATGTAAAATATCTCCTTTTTTATATATTCTAGCATAAGAATATGTTTCTGATAGTTTTAAACTTGTGTGTTTTTCCATAACTGGTTTTACTCTTTGTAATAATGTTTCCATTACTAAATCAGCATAGTGTGAATATGTATTAGGAACTTGTGCATCATTCCATACTCCCCAATACTCAGTATAAGGTGATATATATTTTTGATCAAATAAAAACCTAGCTACCTTTCTTTTATTTAAAAAATATGCATAACAAAAACCAGCCATTTCTTTACTAATTGCTTTTTTTAAAACGCTATATTTATTTTTTTTAAACGACATTTAACACTCCTTTTGGTATGGCCTGACAATTCCAATGTATAAACCTAAATGGTTCATAACCCATATCAACAACATATTGATGAGGTAAATACGATGGAAAAAATATCATACGACCTGGTTTAACTTTATAATTTATTTGTGAACTTGCGTAAGTTATTTTTGTTTTATCTTTTTCAGGTAAAAGATTCATTACGTTTCCTGGTCTTGGATCTTCAAATATTGGCAAAGATGTTTTTTCACTAGCTTTTAAAAAGTAAAAACCAGATATATGGCCATTCCAATGTGTGTGTAAAGTATGGTGTCCACCACCTTGTTTTGCAAATTCTTGCACCCACATTTCTGTTATAAAAATTTGATAATTAGTCAAATCAAAACCCATTTCTTCAAGTAAGTTATTTGCGGTTGCGCCAACATAATCTTGCAGGTCTTTAAATTTAACATCATTAATTAAAGTTGTAGAATGAAATACACTTCCCATGTCTCCTTTATCTCCAAATTTTTTATTTTTTTCATCTATATCTTTTTTAAGATTTTTTTTAGCTTCTTTAATATATTTATCAGAGGCTTTGTTTAATTTTTTAACAAACTTAGGTTCATCTGCCCACCATATAGGACATTTAAAATATTCTTCTAAATTTAATTGTTTTGGAAAACTCATTTAAATGGCCACCCTAAATTCCATATTACTAGACTATACCTTGATCCACTTTTAACAGGACACACTCTATGCCAAACAAAACTAGGAAATACAACTAAAGATCCTTTAGGTAATATTTCTTTACACTTTACAAGTTTTCTAGGTTCATCAGGATCAAGATTTCTAAAATCAAACTCTAGCTCACCTCCTTTATAATCTTTTGGGTCTGATAATGTTACTGTTACGGATAGTTTTCTAATTTTTCCAGTGGTTGGATCTTGTGGGTTTTTTGTTTTATATGCGTTAGGCCAACAATCATTATGCCAATCATAGTATTGTCCTTTTTCATATTTAGTAAATTGACATGATTCAGACCAATCCCATTGAAAATTCCAACCTGCGTTTTGATTTGCTTGCATAACGTATGGTTGTATTTCTTTGTATATCCAACGATCCTGAAGCCATACAATGTTAGAGTCTCTTTTCTTTTTTAAATCTTTTATTTGTTTTTTGTTTAATTTTTTACCACCAAAACCACCTGTTAAGGCCATTTGATCAGAAAGAGATTTTCCATATTTAACAATCTCATCACAAATTCTTTCAGGAATAGCTGATTGAAAATACCAATAATAATTTTGTAAGTTCATATGTCTTTATGAACTTAATATAACATTGCCTATGAAATTGTCAATGTGCCAGAAACAGTAAACGTGGCTACCTTATACGCTCCTTCAGGGGCCGGTAAGGTTGCTACTGAATTAGTTCCTGGTGCAACAGACATAGATGCTCCTGCAGGTCCTCTAATAACTATAATTCCTGATCCTCCAGCTCCACCAGCAGAAACTCCTCCACCACCGCCACCACCGCCACCACCACGGTTAGTTGTTCCTGCATTTCCAGTTCCACCGCCAGCTCCACCACCGCCAGTTCCACCAGATCCATGACTTCCACACGAAGCACCACCTCCGCCTCCTCCAGCGTAAGCTACAGGAGATCCTGTAATATTTGTTGTGGCTCCAGCTCCACCACATCCTCCAGCTGGGGCTGCGCACCCTGCTACAGTTGCTCCTCCTCCACCACCACCAATATTTGGATTACTAGAACCAGTTCCACCATCAGTTCCTTGTGCTGGATTAAAAGGAGGTGTGTTTCCTGATCCTCCTGATCCATAACCTGTACCACCTCCAGATCCTCCTGGACTTTGTCCTGAAGGAGATGGTTGAGGACCACCAGAATATCCTTCAGCTCCACCACCACCAGTTGTTGTAATCATAGTT